TTCATCAAGGATGCGCTTCTCTCAAAGGTCGGAATTGTAAAAGTGTGGTGGGAAGAGCGCGAAGAAGAGAGCCGCGAGACCTATTATGACCTGACCGACGACCAGTTCGCGCTATTGGCGCAGGCGGTGGCGGAATCCGGCGGCGCCATGAAGATCGTGGCGCATACGGTGCATAATTCGGAGGTTACGCCCGAAACATCGGAGGCCACGAGTTGACGAACATGCCTAGGCGTTGCTCGCCGGGTCCCACGGAGTCTCGGATTTCGCTTCGTTAGGGGTTGTTCGATTGACGTTGTTCATGATTTTTTCTAATCTTAACTTCGAGAATCCGTCTACTCAGATCGGCGGGGTCTGGTCGCGAAGCTGAACACGAGCGGCGTAGCAGGCTGCGTGGTCTATATGGTCGCGATCATCTGGCTGATCGCAACGCATTACTCTGGCACTCAGACTCCCGTTATCGAGGAAGCGCAATTCTGGTTAGTTCGCTACCCTCTGGGGATCTGGGGCCTGAGCATGTTTGGACCGCGGGAATTCTGGAACAAGCATGAGCTCTTGTTTTTTCCGGCGTGCTTCCCGTTTTCCTATTTGCTGGGATCGGCAATCGGCTGGGTTTTCGGTTTCGAAAAGCTCAGAAAGCCGCCCAACAGGTGGTAGAGTTCGTTGCCCTGCGATGGGGCCTAGGCCCTCCGCAACCCCCTTCGACACAACAGCCGTTACCTTTCAAAAACCGACGAGCAATGGCGGATACGCCACCATCCCGGTGGAACGACTATTTCGCGTGAAGCTGTGAGCTTGCCCACGATGGACGGCAGGGGAATTTTTTTCGTTTGAAGATCATTCCATCGAGCAGGTGGCGACATGTGTTGGATCATCTGCGCAACAATTGAGCACGCTGCTCGCGAGCCAAATTGGAGAGAAGCGAATTTCTCGACTCAGCCGCGCATCTCTCACGCACGTGGGCTGCGATGAATGCCCATCGCGCTCCCCGAACGCGCTAGGCGACGGCATCGTTCAAGGAAAAAGGGCACATGGCCTTAATGACGTTCATTTCTATTATCGACAAGATCGTCAGCCAATGCGAAGGCGACACGATCGATTGCACCAACGCGCATGCACAGTACCCGGAGGCGACTAGCTAATGAATATGGCTGCCCCCTTGCTAGCCCCGTCGCCTCCGGTCACGGCCCCGATCACGCATGACGTCACCATCGTCACCACGCGAAAGCTTGCCCAGGCCAAAGTGCTCGGCGTTCCCCCGGAAGAATTTGGCATCGAACGCGGCGCGCGCAGCATCCGGGATTGCAATTACTGTTTCCATGAGGTCGTCACCAAGACCGAAAGCCAGTTGATCGCGGAAGGTTTTGATGAGGAGCAGATCAAATCGCTCGGCGATTACACCGGCAATACCGAGATCGAAACGCTGGCGCGCGATACCGTGCAGGAGCATTTCAGCACCACCGCGGGCGGCGTGAATCCGGCGGCGCGGCTGGTTCGTATCACCGAGCATTACGTGCGAATGGATTACGAGGGCAATGGCCGGCCCTGCCTGTACCTGGTGATGACAGGCGGCGACCAGTGCGAGGTCCTGCGCAGGGACGGCCGCGAATCCATCACTCCATTCGACGCGATACCCTTTGCTGCGACAACGCCGGTGCCGGTGACGCATCGGTTCTTTGGCCGGTCGATCGCCGATCTCGTGATGCCGCTGCAGCGGGAGAAAACCGCGCTCAAGCGCGGCGCGCTGGATAATCTCTATCTGCACAACAATCCGCGGGTGGAAGTCGCCGAGAGCAATGCCGGCCCCAATACACTCGATGATCTGTTGGTGTCGCGCCCGGGCGGCGTGGTCCGCACCAAGACCGCCGGCGGGCTGAACTGGCAGGTGGTGCCGGATATCACCACCTCGATCTATCCAATGCTGCAATACCTCGATGCCGAGCTCGAAACCCGTACCGGCCTGGCCAAGCAAACGCAAGGCATCGACGCCGACGCGCTTCAGAACCAGTCGGCGACGGCGGTGGCGCAGGTGTTCTCGGCTTCGCAGATGCGGATCAAGCTGATCGCGCGCATTATGGCGGAAGGCGTGCGCGATATCTTTGCGCTATTGCATGGCACGATCCGCAAGCACGGCCAGCAGCAGCAGACCGTGCGCCTGCGCAATGCCTGGATCAATGTCGATCCACGGGGCTGGAAAACTCGCGACGACATGACCATCAATGTGGGCTTGGGCTCCGGCGGCAAGGCGCAGCAATTCGCGCAAACCATGGCGATTGCGAATATTCAGAAGCAGCTGGTGGCGGGCGGCAAGGCCTTCCTGGTCGGCGACCGCGAGCTTTACAATACCGCGGCCGAGCTGACGCGCATCATGGGGCACAAGAACCCGGATCTGTTCTTTTGCGATCCAACCGCTGTTAATCCGCAGACCGGGCAATTGTTGCATCCGATGCTGCCGCCGCCGGCGCCGCCGCCCGATCCAAAACTGCTGGCGATGCAGGCGAGGACACAAGCCGATCAGGCCGCCGTCGCGCACAAGGCGCAGATCGAGCAGCAGAAAGCCGAAAGGGATGCGATCCATCAGCAGGTCAAGCTCCAGGCCGAGATTGAGCTGGCAAAGATCAAAGCGGAGCTCGACGCCAAAATGGCACTGCTCGACGCGCACATAAAAGCCGCGACCGAAGCGCAGAAGATGCAGCATGCGCAGGCGCAGCATCAGATGGATGTCGCGGAGACCGCGCTCGGCATGGTGGCGACCGCGCACAGCCACGATGCGAAGATGCAGCAAAGCAGCAGCACAAAGGACACACCCGATGTCTGACGAGAACCCGCTGGATCAGGCCGCCGCCAAAGCTCTCCGCGCGCAGGAGCTGCTCGACAATGAGCTCTTGTCCGAAGCCTTCAGTGGGTTGGAAGACACTTACACCGCGGCTTGGCGGGCCACCACGATCGATGATGTCGGGGACCGCGAGAAACTATTTCTCGCCATCAACATCGTCGGAAAGGTCCGCGATCATCTCATCGCCATCGTCGCCAATGGCAAACTGGCGCAGGTTGAACTGAAGGAGTTGGCGCAAGTAGCCGAGCGCAAGAAAAAATTCGGGATTGTTTGATCGGGATTCATTCGGTACGCCGCGACATTCCGGGGTCCGTACACGCAAACCTCCTTTCGGGGATTTCTACAGAGTCGAAATGCCTAGAGGGTGATGACGGCCGGTATCAACCCAGGCCTCGCCTCGTGCCGTCCGAATTTGCGAAGCATTAATTGCTGACCCGTTGCAAAGATTGACACGTCGGGCAAATCACCGGCATATCTTCATCATCGCAAGAATTGAGCCCGCGCTGGGAAACTGGCCGCGGGCTTTTTGAATCGGATGCCCCATTCACAGAGCCCGTCACGACGGCGCGCAGCCTTTCACCGGACGCGCGTTCGCGCTAATCGCGACATAAACCGACACGCTGCCGAGCGCGCTGATTTTAAGCGACCGCAGCCAACCGCATTGGCGATACGCCAAGGCCGACCCTGTCAGCGGGCAGGCGCCCGGCGAGGACACCACGGAAGCCGAACCGGAAGCAATGCTTCCGCGCCATCGGGCACCCGAAGTCTTGGACGAAGGACGCAAGCGGCGATTGGAAAGCCTCGCCTCGCACGATGCGGCAAGAGGCTGCATCGCGCGAACAGAAACCACCACGCAGCTACGCCGAAGTCACAAACCCATCCGAGCCCTGGCATCGAGGGCGCATACACCGGTTCGCTCAAGCTAGCTCAACAGCGGCGCACAGCGCAGCTTGAGGCCGCAGAGCGCCGGTCACTCCTTAGGAACAACCGATATGGCTTTACCGACTTCCACCTTTGCCACCTACCAGGCGGTTGGCAACCGCGAAGACCTCAGCGATATGATCTATCGCATCGATCCGACCGATACTCCGTTCATGAGCGGCGCGGAGAAAGACAAAGCCTCCGCCGTGAATCACGAATGGCAGACCCAAGCGCTCGCCGCGGCTTCCTCGGCGAACGCCCAGCTCGAAGGCGACGACCCCACCACCACGACGGCCACGCCCACGGTTCGCCTCGGCAATCTCTGCCAGATTTCATACAAGGTGGCGCGCGTGTCGGGCACCCAGCAGGCCGTCGATCACGCCGGCCGTGACAACGAACTCGCGTATCAGGAAATGCTCAAGGGCCTTGAGCTGAAGCGCGATATCGAAACCATCCTGGTCGGCACCAACCAGGCCAAGGTCGCCGGCAACACCACAACGCCCCGCCAGACCGCCTCGATCCTGTCCTGGATCGCGTCCAATACCTCGAAGGGCACGGCCGGCGGTGCAGCCGATCCATCCACTGTGGATGGCGCGGGCACGCGTGTTGACGGCACCCAGATCGCGTTCACCGAAGCGCGGCTGAAAACCGTGTTGTCGTCGATCTGGACCAATGGCGGCAAGCCCGGCACCATCTTTACCGGCGCCTTCAACAAGCAGGTATTTTCGACCTTCACTGGCCGCTCGACCGCGATCGAGGAGGCCAAGTCGAAGAAAATCGTAGCCTCGGTCGATGCCTACGAGTCCGATTTCGGCAAGCTCAAGGTGGTGGCGAACCGCTTTCAGCGCGCGCGCGACGTGCTGATTCTGGAAATGGACAAGTGGGCCGTGGCCTATTTGAACGGACGAAACATGATTTCGATCCCGCTGGCGAAAACCGGCGATTCCGACCGGTGTCAGATCCTGGCTGAATACGCGCTGATGGCTCGCAATGAAAAAGCGAGCGGCGGCGTGTTCGACAACACCACGTCCTGAGCCTTCAGGATTAACTTCTTCATCCTACCGGGCGGCCTTCGGGTCGCCCTTTTTTCTGGAGACTTGAGAAGATGCCGCTTCCAGCCAATCGTACGTTCAACACGACAGATCTTACGGCCTACACGCCGTCTTGCGGCGCGACGCCTGTCGCCGCCTATGTTCGCGTTCCCTTCCGCTGCCGGCTCCTGAAAGCAACCGGCATTCTCGGGGGCGCCATTACCACGACAGACGGTACCATCACGGTGTCAGCCAACTCCACGACGCTTGCCACTTTCACCGTGACGCAATCCGGCTCGGCCGCCGGTCAGCTGTTTTCGGTTACGCCGCCCTCTCCAACTTATTTGAACGAGGATGACGTGATCGTCTTGACCCCATCTGGCGCATCGGGCGTGTCGATCCCGATGCACTTTTCTGTTGCCGTGAGGGCAGCATAAGATGTCGTTCTTTCCCAAGCATCCTTCCTCCCGCGTCGGAGCCACGCAGACGATCGCGTATGACGCCAGCGCGGCGATCGCAAACGCATTCGGCTCCGAGACCTTTCAGCTTCGCCTGGTGGCCAATTCGGCCTGTTGTTACAGGATCGGCGACGGCGCACAGACGGCGACCATCGTCGACACGTTTCTCCCGGCCAACGTGATCGAGTATGTCATCGTCAGTCCGGGCCAACGCATCTCCGCCATCAAAGCAGCCACCAACGGGCTCGTCACGGCGACAGCGGGAACGCTGTGGGTTACGGAAATGTCGTGATGGACGGCGTCCTGATCCGGCCTCATCTCGACAGCAACGGCAGGGACCTCGCGATCGAGCACGTCCAGGACGTGGAGCCGATCCTGAAGTGGAACAATGAGGCGCGCCGCGATGAGCAACCCGGCGATTGGGGACGCCACATCGCGCGCATCCCCAACGTCATTTATGTCAAATGGCTGGACGATGAGCACGCCAGAGGCAACGTCTCCTTGCGCATGTTTACGCCCGAGTTCGATCTGATCGTGCAGAAGAAACTTAGTGATCCCGAATGGACCTATTTGCGAACCGATAGGCCGAAACTGCAAGTCGGCTGGTCAGTGGAGCTGTTGTGACGCAAATTACCGATTACACATCACTGCAAGCGGCCGTGACTGAATATCTCGCAAGGGACCAGGACACGACGCTGATCGCGCGGATTGCAACCTTCATCCAACTCGCTGAAGCGAAGCTCAACCGGCAGTTGTTCGTGCGCCAGATGGAGCAGCGCTCTATCGCGGTGGTCGATACCGCGTCGAGCGAGCCGGAATTTATTTCGCTGCCGGCCGATTTCCAGTCGATGCGCAGGGTTCGCCTGTCGAGCGTGACGGGAAAGCCCTGTCTTGAATTCAAGTCCGGCACCCAGATGGACGAGTATCGCTTTGGCAGATCCGACGTCGCGGGCCAGCCGCGTTACTTCACCGTGTTCGGCGACGAGATCGAATTGGCTCCGACGCCCGACGCCGCTTACACCATCGAGATGGTGTACCGGCAGAACATTCCGGCGCTGGCATCGAACAGCAATAATTGGTTGCTGACACTCGCGCCTGATCTGTATCTCTACGGCGCGTTGCTGGAATCCGCGCCTTACATCAAGGAAGACGGCCGGATCCAGACCTGGGGGCTCGGCTTCACCGCAGCGCTGAACGATTTGAACAATCTCGGGCTGACATCGACGTTCAACGCCGGGCCGATGACGGTTCACGTCTCCGGCCAGGTCATCTAGGGAAACCGCGCAAATGGCTTCGTTCAACAAATTCAATTGCTTCGTGCTCGACGTCGCGAACGCGTTGCACGACATGAAAACCGGCACCGCTCACGTGTACAGGATTTACCTGACCAACACGGCGCCGGTGGCAACGAAC